CTGTAATACCTTTGCTTCTTTTTTTACTTTCTTCTCTACACCAAAAGCGTTTTTTTCTGCCATGTTAGTTATCCTTTTAGATATAACTAAGGCATAATTAAAAAGTCACTTCATTTACTTTTTCTAATATTTCTTCTGCTACTCTTTTCGCTTCATCATAATTTTTTCGCAGACGATTACTCGCGAATCCGTTATTAACGAACCACTCTAAGTTATTTATAGTGCCGTGTTTGCAATCATCGTCAACAAACCGAAATCGCTTAACTAGCTCTTCCCATTGAGATCTTAAAACTAATATTTCAGCCAGTGATGTACTCATAAATGTCTTTCCATTTTGCAAAGGTAGGGAATTTTCCATTGTTCATATTATGATAGTGTTCAACCACAATCGATTCAAGACCAAGACGATCGCCAAGCTCAGCATTTTCCACTTTGTCTTCAATCCACATAAGTCCACTGCCACGATAAGGTTCTAAAACATCGTCTTTATCAGCACCAGTATCTTCAAATATGAACTTTGTAAATGCAGTTTCGCCAAATAACTTTTTAGTGTTTTGAATACGAAGTTTTTGAGCATGTTCATCTTTTGATAAAGATGTAATCATATGAAATGTATAGCCGTGCTTACGGTGTAGAAGGTCTACATAATACATAGCATCGCGAAGAGGAGGTAAGAATCCCATAGCAGCTGATTCATTGAACTGTCGAACTAAACGTAACTTTAATTCTTTAGAGAGGCCATAGCGATCTCCCATGTCATAGTTAGCTTCTCCACCTTCTACAATTTCATATCCTTGGGTTTGCATCCATACATTCATGGCGTATTCCCAATTCATTAGGACTCCATCGCAATCAGTTAAGATAACCTTGTTTAAGTTGTTCAACATTATTTTCTCCTTCATTATATTCTAATTCTACCATAGTATTCGGAGAAAGTAAATAGTTTTTTTTCGTTTTATCAGCATTTTTTATACGAAAATCTTTATGTTGTGATTGACTTTTGTGTCGACCACGTTTCTTATTGCGGGGATCAAATCGGCTATACTTAGCCATTTAAAAAGCTCCTTGTCCAAATTCACGAGTGTTTTCAATTTCAGCGGCAAAATTTTCATAGCCACCAATGTACTTATCATTCCACATAATTTGTGGTACAGTTTTAGCGTCTGCAAATAGACGTCTAAATTCTTGTTTATCTTCATCTGAAAAAATAATTTTATATTCATATGGCAAGTTATGTTGCTCAGCTAAAGCTCTTGCTCTCTTACACCATGGGCATGTTTCTGTTGCAAATATTCTTACCATTTTTACACCTACCTTATCTTTAACATTTCTTTTGTCATTATATAATCTCTTACAAGATCAGAGCGAATAATATCTTCCCAACCAAAATGCACGGTACTAAAAAATCTCATTTGCTCGACAATTGCTAAAAACTTAATTAAACCATTTTTCTCATCTTCATTTTTAAAATCTGTTTGATTATAATCTCCAGAAAATATAATTTTACAGTCTTCACCGACTCGTGTCATAATACTATCTAATTCATGGAAATTACAATTTTGCATTTCATCAACAATAACAATTGCATTATCAAATGTGGATCCACGAATAAATGATGTAGACTCGAATCTAATTTTCTTTTGTGTTACAAGCTTTGGCCAAGCTTGGTCATAACCAAATAAATCATAACAAATTGACTTATACGGTACGGTGTATGCTTGTTTTTTTTCATCCTCACCACCTGGTAAAAAACCTATTTCTCTAGTTGGTACTATAGATCGAATGATAATGAGTTCACGATATATCTCAGGCTTATCGAATAGTTCTTTTAAACCTAAGTACATTGCAATAAAGGTTTTTCCTGTACCAGCTGAACCTGATAAGATTAAGTTATAGCCTTCTTTCCATTTTTCAAAAGCTTCGTCTTGCGCATCGGTAATAGGCTCATGATATTCTAATTCATCAGGAGTTACTTTTAGTGAGTTTGATAATTTCATTTTACTCATACTTTAATTGTATTTCCTCGGCCGGAGCCAGATTTAATTCTTGTTAAGTTTTCTTTCCAACCATCATCTGTCTTTGAAAGAAGACTACCGGTTCCACTTACAATTTTAGGTGCTGATAACACTTGACTAACGTTTGGCATTTCATCAAGTGCAATTTGTAATTCTTCATATGAGCCAAAGAACTCCCAAGTGTCTCCAGTTTTATTATCTTTTAGCGTATACGTTGGCATATTCTTTTCCAGCTGCTCCATGCTTTATCTACATCATATCTATACATGACTTTCCAATATTTTTCCTTTCCTGCTCCAGACCACGATCTGATAATCTTTTTTCCTTTTTCTGATCGCTCTAATCTAAGCCATACACCAGGATTCTCTGGATTACCAATTATAACTTCATCTAATATTTCATATTTTATCTCACCAAACATTATAATCCCTCACCAAATTTTTCATTTGCTTTGGCACTAACATACTTTTGTACTTTAGTTGAATTTTTAACCATGTAGTTATAAACACTTTTTTCTAACTCATGTGCTTCAATCTCCCAAGGTCTTTCATAATATGGCACTTCTAATGTGTTATAATGATCTTTTTCATATGCAACTCTAAAAGGACCGGCTAGATTACGTAATCTTCTTGTGGCAAACTGTTCTACATGGATAAGCTCATGAGCGAGTGTCTCAAGCATTTTAGCAAAGGACTCGATGCCTGAATAATTAAGTCTAATAGTATAGAACTTTGGTGACTTTTCATCGTGATCTTCCACGTCCATATCACCCCATACATTTCTTTCTTTATATAAATCTTTTTGAATATAGATTTCAAAGAAAAGAGTATGTTTCATACGTTTAGAAACAAGAATATCCAAAGCAGAACTAACTGCTTCGGATATTACATCTTTTTGTAAAGGAGATAGTTTATATCCAGTAAAGGTTATCATTCTTTTTCTTCTAGATTTTCTTTTAAAACTTTAATAGTTCTATTTAAATCTACAACTTCATCTTGTAAACGATTAATCTTGTTTTTTAGATCCGTGTTTTGCTGCCAAAGATGTTGATCTATGTTTTGAACTTCAGTCCACACGGTGTAGATAACTGTTCCTAAGAAAGCTAGTACCATCCATGTTACCCAAGTCATTATGCAGCTACCTCGAACCATTCTGGAATATTACGTTTAGTCCATGCCATTTTAAACCGAGATTGTTTTGTTTGATAGAAAGCACGATATGCTTTAACTGGATCGCCAAGAGCAATACATTCTGGATAGTCAGCCATTGCAAGTTTAAATGGTGTCAATGGACCAATTGGAATGTTTTTAGGTGGTTGCATTAACGTATGTTTTAGCTTAGCTGTACCATGTTCTTTGCCATAACGATAGGTGTATTCGTCAAGTAAAGCAACAAAGTGATCATAATGCCAGATATAGTTAGCATCTGATTCCATAGTCCACACTGTAGAAGGATGGCCATGATGGACAGCTTTGTATAAACGTTCTTCCTTGTAAGGTTTTGGATGAACCCAATAGTTAATCATACGTTTGCCAGACTTTGATGGACGCTTTTCAACATAACCATCAAGCATACGATGAGCTGTGGAAAGCATTTGTGCTGACTCTACAATCATTTTAACTACATGCTTGTCGCACTGTAATTGTGCCGCTGTAATTGGATCTTTATCGAGAATGAAAATATTCATGTGTTACTCCGAACATAATATAAAATTATTCTATCAATAATTTTCACTTTTGTAAACCATTTTATGCTGCTTTATCCTGAATTAATTGCTTGACTTTATCGTCTAGAAATTTCTTTTTGGCTCTTATTTTTTTTACCAAATCTGATTTTCCTTCTTCCGCTAGTTTTTCTACGAACATTTCTAATTCTGCTGAATCTTTTTGTAGTCTTTCTAGTGTAGACATATAATAGTCTCCTTATAAGTGAAAATTTTTAGTTTTTTTTTTCTATTTCACAATCAATCCTGGAAATGCCTCCTGTGCTGTTGCTTTTGTAAGTCCTGTAACTGGGATTTTTTTATTAATCATTCCTATGACTAACTCCGCATCCTGTGGTTCTATTGTTTCTAATAGCCCAATAAAAATTTGCTCTCTCTTAGCTTTTAGCATCTTATCACCTTTACCACCAGCAACAAAATATTGAAACTTCATATGCTCACGCAATAAATTGCCTGGCGCACTGTGTGGTTCATTTGCTTGATAGGGAGGTGTACCTGTAGGTAGGTTCCATTGAACACTGTCGTCAAACGTTCCTCTAAGGATGTCTTTGAGAGCCCATGATTCATTGGCTCTTAGCACTTCAATCTTTTCGCTTTTAGTTCGTTTTTTTCTGGCTTCTTCAATTACTTCATGGACACTTTTTACCATTAAATAAACTCCTGAACACTTTCTAATAATAATTTACAACGTTTCTGAATCAGGTAGTTAAACACTTTTGATTTGTTCTTACTTTGGTCCTGACTCTCATATGTATTTATAATTTCTTGTTTTATAGAGTTAGGTGTTTCAGTTAAATCAATTAATTTTTTATTGCGTAAATAATTACGATAAATGTCGTTCCCCATAGCTTGTTGTAGATCTTCTGCTTGGATCCAAGCTTCGATCTTTTTCTTTGTTACTGGAGATTGTCTACGTCCATCAACAAAAACATTATCATCAGACAACACATTAGGGACTCCATCGCCACCATCTCCACGGAAAATGTGTTCCATCATATATAGTCGTGGATTACTATGCTTTACAAACTTTTTAGTCATTGGAGAAAACTGTTTGATATTATCATACTTTTGTAGCTGGATAAAATCTTTATCAGCAGATACAATCATAACAGGTTCGTGTTTACCGAATTCCTGTGTCTCCATTGCAATTTGTGCAATTACATCGTCAGCCTCACAGCCATATTGATGCATAACTTTATATGGGAAATTGTCACGTATTTCGTCACGGATCATATTAATGATACGGAACATTTCAGTCCAATCAATGGAAGACTCATCACGTGATTTTTTACGGCTGGCTTTATATTGTGGATATACATCTTTACGCCAGTTACCAGCTCCATCGGCAACAATTACAACTTCACCATATTCACGGTGAAACTTTTGACGATACATACGAATTGAATTGAGAATCATATGACGTATGAGATTTTCGTCAGCAGCCAATCGTTGTACTACTACATTGCCGATGGCAATACCATTGAAGTCAATTAAAATCATAGTTTACTCCTAACATAATATAACCATTCTATCATATTTCATATCAATTGTAAACCATTATTTTTTATTTTTCATTTTTTCTTCTGCTTCTTGTACAAGCTTAGGATCAATAACACCTTCTTGCATTAATCTATTTCTATTTGCTAAATGTGCTGTTTGAACATCAGCTTTATTTTGACCATAATACTTTACAGCATGGCCTTCTTCAATCAAAATTTCTGTAAGAAGCTTTGGTTGACCTTCCCACTCTTCAACAATAAAATCTCCTAAAACACGACCAAATTTGCCTTTCATATCTTCGCCATCCTTATTTACTTCTGTTTTTAGAATAGCGTAGTCACCTTTTCCAAGAAGCTCTTTGACTCTTGCTTTTGCTGCTTCACCAAAAATATCTTCTACTTTATCAGATGTTCTTGACTCAGGTGTATCAATACCCATAATACGAACTCTTTCGTCTGTTAATACAATCCCAAATCCAAGTTCGATATCTACATCAACAGTGTCTCCATCAACAACTTTAAGAATTTTACATCTATATTCGTACATTTTACATTCCTTTTAAATGTTTACTATGAATTTTGCCTCCAATAAATTCATTATAATAATCATCACGGAATAATACTTCTCTATCAATTTGTTCTTTCATTTCAAAATATGTCATCTCACCTTTTGACTTGCATAGTCGGAGGATTTCTCTTTTGAATCTATCTTTACCTTTGTTTTCTACTAAAAGTTTTACTTCTTCATTAGATCCAAAATAATCTCGCCAGTTAGATTCAGTCTTTTTAGTTCTGCGTCTTTTCTGGCCTTTAAGTGGCGGAAGTTTTCTTGTAGACCATAAGTGTTTCTTGCCTACATATTTTTTATTATTACTTAAATCTGTAATTAAATAAACAAATCCGGCGAAGCTTTCTATATTATGCTCCGCCGGATTAAATTCTATTTCATTATATAACCACATTATTTTCTTCTTTAATTGTTACTACAATATTTATAATATGCTACTGGTCTGAATCTAGATCATCAATTATATCTGCGTTTGTCTCTTCTCCACATATAGGACAGAATTCTGGTTCTTGTGAAGAAGAAACCTGTATTTCCTCTTCACAAAAATAGCACTCAATATAATAATGCTTCAATATTTTCTCCTTAAAAATCTACCTCACATGCACCACCTGCACACGCTGCTGCTCCCATTGTATCTACATCAGTGTAACGTTTTTCTGTTAAATCTTCTACCCAATCAATTGGTTTAAAGTTTTTATTAATTTTGTTCCACTTATGTAGCAAATACGAATCTTTTAAGCAATATTCAGCTTGTTTAGTATCACCATCAAGATAGTTTTCTGCGAAATTATTAAATCGTCTTACCCAATCTCGTTTCATTGCGTTTTCTGCGCTATCCAATGTTAAATCATCTCCAAAGCCATGAGCTGTTGAACACGCATTCCATAAATTATCAAACGCGTTTAAAGCATCTACAACTAAACCAGAAGCAAATATTGCTGCTGTACCATATTTATCAACCATTTCTTCAGCACTAATCACACCAGTGTTTGGAGCTTGATTAAAGTCTTTATCACCCATAGAAGATAAGAATGAGATACCTGCAAATGAATGACGATTTTCAAATACGTAACGTTCTACTTCATCCCAATCTTCTACAATAATAGTATTTGAAACGTTGTGAC